CTTCTTACAGCATACGCTGTTTGAGAAAACTTCTCTGCTCCGTATAAATCTTTAAAAGTTATATATGGAGTGTAACATGATTACTACAAGAGTCACCAAGAATCTAACGCCAAACTGGCCATACAACTATATACTCAATTATAGTGTCGAAGACTACCACATACCGGATTTTCCGAAACTGTGGAGTTGGGGATACTATTTTGATACTAGTTTGTGGCAGTGGAAGCAGAACTCTATTCCCGGTGGCTATCTCATAGATCGTGATCCGACTGGTTTCTATCCACATTATATCCGTGGAGCTGTTACCGGTCCTTACGTCGCTGATGTAGTTTACGTGTCGTATGTGGAGTTGAAAGACTCCGTTTCATCTACTGTTGCGCCCGCACTGTACAATGCGTGGGTACTCGAGTTTTGTCATACCAAAGACAAAACAAGACGCAGTAGACCGACTGTCCCAGAACTTATCAAGGTTAGGCCTTTCATACTTCGGCCGCCTCGATCTCCGACACTCAAAATCATAACAGCCTTAGACCTTAGGTTGCCTCGAAATGGTTTACCCTGGAAGCCTAAAAAGCTACAGCGGTTACTAGTTGAGAGGCAGTCTAGGAGTCAAAAGCTCTATGATCAAGAGAGGAAGACCTTCGAATTGCGGAAACGCATATACGATGGTCTTGTTCTGGCGCACCAGAAAAAGATTAAGTCAATCTCAGCCGTTAATAAAAGACGGCAAAAGAACTACGAGAAGCGACTATCTAACTGGATGCGCGCACAGGAACTTGCCAAACGGCGATTTCTTAGTGCTAAGCAGCGACGTCATCGATACACTACTGTTAATCCCTACAGACGCCTGAAACTTTATAACTCAGGCGACACTGGATCGAGCTACAGTATGTGCTATGACAGCCATTGGGGGTATATGATGAGCGGAGGAGGTCAGAACGGTGATAACCGTTATTTCACTGCTCCATTCGTCACTTCCAAATGGGAACACACGTGGTATGCGTACGTTCCAGCGACGGCTATAGATACGCCGGCAAAGGAGACCTTACTTGCTGAAGGTTTGTACCGCAGATTCACAGGTGTTGTTTCTGGTATAGTTGCCGAACTGACTGAAAAGGGCGAGCGGAAGATTATCTCCAAACTCTCTAATCAGAAAGTAAATATCGGTAACCTACTAGCCGAGCGCCATCAGACATTATCCTTACTTCGAACCAATTTAAATCGGCTCGTTGATTTGGTGACCTTGAAAAAGGGCATCATTAAGAATGTGAAGATGGCTATCCAAAACCCTAAACAGTGGGCGAATGAAATTCTCGCCTTCAAATTTGGGGTTGAACCTCTTGTTAAGGACGTTCAGACTGCACTCGATTATCTGTCGAAAGACGATACCGCTGTAACTCTGACTGTCCGTACAAAAGACTCTCGGTTTGTATCTGTTTCCGCTAACGGTGTGACTTTTTCTGGTCACGTCGTCGTGCGGCATAAGATTATTGCCGAGATGGATAATGTGATGTTCCAAAAACTGAATGAATGGGGATTAACAAACCCTCTTTCAATCGGCTGGGAATTCACACCTTGGTCCTTTGTAGTCGATTGGGTAATTCCTATCGGCTCGTACTTAGCGTCTTTGACGGCCTTAACAGGCTTGACGTTTAGCACGGGCACCCGTCATGTGACTATTGACGGTGTATTTACCAAGGATAACGCAGTCAACATTGGTGATATAAACAGCTACTCTAGTGTTTGTATCGACGGCACTTGGAATGGCAAGGTTGAGTACAGGGAAATCCTTAACGGATTTCCTAATGGCTTCCCTCTTGTTATGAAGAACCCGCTGTCAAACACACATGGTTTAGAGGCTATTTGTCTTCTTATACAGAAGTTTAAAAATAAATAGCTCTAGATTAAATCAATCTTAACCAAGGAGTTCAACTCATGTCTCAACTTGCTATTATAACACTCACGTCCACTACGTGGACCCCTGAACGCATGAAGGGCGACGTGGCCTTTTACACGGATATTACAGAACCAAACATTGAACTGCGTAAAACGCTGTCAATGTCTGTTACTCCGCCGTCGAAGACCTCAAAGCTCTACAAAGTGCGCTGTAAGATTGTTGCTCCTGTGGCCGACGCTGTAACAGGTCTGCTTTCCCACAGTAATACCGCTGACTTTACCTTCCTGCTGCCGAAGCAATCATTGACCACTGAACGTACAGGCTTGTTGCTTGACGTCAGTGAATTGATTGCTCATGCCGTGGTTGAGGAACAGGTCGTTGCGTTGGCGCCTATTTACTAGGTTACCACCGTGCGGTATCTTTTTCTACAAAAGGCAACGTCACTTAAAAGGAGATTACTCATGGATAAGAAAGTTTTAATAACAGCCATCTTGTCGATCGTCGCAGTGCTAGGTTTTTCCCTGTCACCTGCGGCAGTCAACTTGATTACGGCTGCTGTTACCTTCCTCCCAGCAGTCTCTCCTTAAATAAGTGATTTAATCTACAGAGGTTTCTTATGTCAAAACAAAGAAGCATTGATCGCCCTTTAGGGCATCACAGGGAACTCCTAGCTCTAACACGTGAGTTTTCGTTGCATCCTGCTGATAATCAGCAGGTAATCTTGAACTTTTATTCATCTCTGGATACTCCAGTGTCGTTGGCTTGTGCTTTATTGTACAAGTATGGTGAGTTTGATCAGTTAGTCTCGAAAGAGATTGACCCTACTCACTACAACGACGCTGAAACTTTCAAAGATGATTTTGCAAGTGTTGCTTTCCTCCGAAAACACGAGACTTTAAAGACCTCGTTTGATCGTAAAAAGTTAGCAATCTCGGCATTTCAACAAGCCGAAATTACTTGCAAGTCAACGAATGATCGCATCAAATCCTATCTGACCACAGGAAGTATTCCTAATGGTCTCGAGTGGCTGATTAATTCAGCTATTCGTAAAATTGATAGAATATTGGGGCCATTCTGCATTGACACCGTTCTTGATCTTTGCAACTGGGGACCCGGTGTAACGCTATCGATAAAAGGATGCGATACCTCGGCTTCTCACAAGTTCGATCGCGAAACAGATGTAACTCGCGATCTGTACCGCCTATTCTCATCTGTCGCCACGGCCGCATATCCCATATGGGATGCATGGTCAAAACCGACATTTGTCGTAGGTAATACGATTATTACCGTTCCGAAGAACGCCAAGGTCGATCGCACTATTGCTGTGGAGCCAGGGTTAAATCTCTGGGTCCAAAAAGGCATTGGTGCGGCTATACGAGGGCGTCTTCGGAGAGCTGGCTACAATCTTGACAGTGACTTGAAAAATCATCGCGGTGCCTATTTAGGGTCCGTCTATGATCAGATAGCCACTGTCGATTTTAAAGCAGCGTCCGACACAATTTCGCTCGAACTTGTCAGGTTGTTACTACCACCTGATTGGTTCGATGTGTTAGATGCTGCTCGTAGCCAATACTACACTCTAGATAAAAACGTTTACCCGTCGAATAAATTTTCCACGATGGGTAATGGCTTTACCTTTGAGCTAGAAAGTTTAATCTTTTTAGCCTTCGGATTAGCCTCCTGTGAACAACAGGGCGTTGACGACCAGGCTGTCTCTATTTATGGAGATGACCTGGTTGTTCCGAGTGTAGTACTACCGCAGCTGACCGATGTATGTACGTTCGCTGGTTTCACGTTGAACTCGTCGAAAAGTTTCTCGACCGGTCCATTTCGTGAGTCTTGCGGCGTATATTACTTTAATGGTCAGGATGTTAAACCCGTCTATTTTAGACGGGATCTTCTCAAATTTAAAGACATTTACCGTTTTTTAAATTCGGTAAGAGAACTAGCACATCGCCGCACAGGATTGTACGGTTGTGATGCACGTCTCCGTTCGCTATGGTCATTGGCACTACACAAGTTACCCGAAAAGCTTAGGCTTTACGGACCGACTGTTAGTGGCGATGCCTGTATCCACGAGAATATCCGTGAAGGAACGCGAAGACCATCTGGACAAATCGAGGGTTTTTTATTCTCGGGATTTCCAGAGGTCTCCATGTCAATTGAGAAGGACAGTCATGGGGTGTTACTCCAACGACTGAATACTCCATCGCGAGATCTACCTTACGGTAATAAGATCTCGCTGCGTGCTCGAACGAAGATAGTTTTTAAAAAATCTATGTTCGTCCATCGGTGGTACGAACTTGGACCTTGGGTTTA